TGTTATTTAATTTCTTAAAAGAATTTTATCAAATGATCCTGAATTGGTCGGACCAGGGGAGTATTTAAATCTTAAGTAATTGAAGTTGCCTGTGAAACTGTAATAAGTTATACCAGACACATTTGCCATTGGTATTCTTTCTAAATTGTTTACTACAGGTACACTTGCCCAATTTGAATCATCGCTTGATGGTGCTTGTAAACTTAAACTACCTTCCACAAAAACGTTTCCTGTGAATTCGGTTGAGTATATACCTATGGTGTGGGTAGCATCTCTGAAGTTCTTGTGTTGATTGCCTTCGAATGAGCCACTTGTAAATACATTTGCAACATCGCCGTTATCTGTATTACCGGTTTGATTCCACACATTTGCAATCTGTGTTGCTACTGGAGTAGGATTTGCATCATTTTTTACTATTAATGTGCAGAGTATTCCGTTGTTATAATCAGAATAGATTGGAGTCTTAGTACCATCGTCTGCAACATTTTTAAATGAAACTTTGTATTGTCCTTCCACTAAAGAATTCATATCTTCTTCTGACAGTTTGAGTTCTGCTGTACCTTTATTAAGACCAGGTACTGCAAACCTTGTTAATACTTTTTCGTTAGTAGAGTATTTGATAATATCTGCTTGTATATCATTATTATACACATTTTCTTTTTTTCTATCTTGATTTGTGATATTGATGTACACAATGTTGTCCATACCTTTGTGTACTATAAATTCTTTTCTGTTCATACTTCTGTTATCCACATAATAATTTTCCTGTTTCTTTACAAGATTCAGTGTGTTTGATTGATACATTAATAGTGTTAAATTGCTCATACATGTTCATTCCTTATAATGTATTTATCTACAAAGGTATAAATAAAAATATGCAGGACCAACAGGAAATACAAGAAAAGTTTCCTTTCTTTACTATGCTTACATATGGTGAGAAGGAATACTTTGGTATAGTTCAAAATCAAGACAATGCAGTCACATCTTTCTACGATTATAATGTGCTAGTAGCACCTGAAGAAAAGAAACAATTTGTAGAATTAGGCGAAACATGGTGGTGGGAAAGTAATCGGCAAATTCCAATTGATGTGTTTTTATTTAATGAAATGCGAGAGTTTAGGAATTGTTTAAAAACATTCAATAACAAAGATATAGATATCATATTTGGTCCAGTGACCAGCATTCATAATCTAGTTAAGAAAAGAATTAAAAGAAGAACAATTCAATTAGTCAAGAAGGCTGACTAACTTATTTAATTGAACAATTATAGCCATTGCGTAACTATATGCGTGAGACTTCTTAAAGGAGTACGTTTCGTTGTCACCTTTAATCCATACTTCCTTTTCAATTTCACTCCAACTTTTACCTACAAGATATCTTTTACCGGGCCTTATCATTGCAAGTATCATTGCTAGTTGATCAATGTTTGTAGGTTTGTGCTGATTAACAATATCAAAATGATTACTAATATGAAATAGTTGCTCTACAATTTCTTTAGCACCAAATAAATCCCAAACAGGTTCTTGATTACATAACCTATCCAACTCTTGTTCTGATTCTATATTGTTGTATACACTATTGTTCAGTACATCCAATTTAAAATAACCCAACTCATCTGCTTCTTTGTGATCAATATTACTTAATCCAGACACAGGATCATGGGGTATAGGCTGTATATAAACGCCTGTGTTGTGTTTTTCCATACCACCTGGACGTTTGATACTACCTGTGATATTATCTAACACACAAAGCAGTTTATCGCGGTTAGCCATATCAATATCTACATCAAAATCAATCTTCACTGAACAATAAACTCCACTTCATTAGTTTTTCTTTTTTAACTGCCATACGTTTTTGTATTTGCTCATCAGTAACAAGGCCGCCATTTTTAAGTATATCTATCATACACATTACATCGCCTATCTCATCTTGTAATTGTTTATAATCACACGGTTCGTCAAATCTTATCATTTTGCTACATGCCTGAATAAGTTCTGCACATTCCTCCATTGTGATTACTAACATTTCTTCTCGTTTTTTCATATCTCTTTGCCTTTAAATTCTTCTGCAAGTGGGAATATGTTTGCTATAACATCTGCTACTGCATGAGCAATGTCAATGTGCTCTTGCTGGGTACCATTTGCACCACGTAATTCAATATAGTGTATCCAACTACGCAACGTACCGTTAACATACATTCTACTCATTGTATTACCTTCTGGTAATACTGCTCTTGCTTGTTCTTTGGCAATACCGTTTTCTATTGCCCAAGTATATGTTTCTGTTGCTTGTTTAATTAGATCCTCTTGTTTTTGTCTCCATTCTAATTCTAATTCTTCGTTATCTGTTTTAATGCTGTTCTGTCTATTTTTAAGATCTTGTAATCTAGCCTCACGGATTTCAAAACTTAAATCTTGTGTAGGGTCAGCATAACGTTGACTAAACTCTTGGAAACTAAAACTTCTATGACGTAAAATTTGTCTTGCTATATCTCTGGTTGTTTCTATTTCCAAACATGCTGATACCATTTCTAATGGTGACCAGTGTTTGTGTTTCATCAAATACTTCACAAGTTTTTCATTTGTTTCTATATTATTTTGATTGTTTGGGTTACTAACCCTGGCGCAATAGGCTATTAAGTCTAATGCTGAATGTTTGTGCAAAGCATCATTATATGGTGCTTGGCTGTGACTTACTATTTTTACGTTCATAATCCTGACGCCTCCGCTATGTCCTGTACTAGATTAACCTCTTCTGTGTTTTTCAAAAATATTCTTTTCCAAAATCCTGGATCAGCAATATCTTTTATAAGTTCAACTTGCTCACTGTTAAACTTTCCCCATAGTTCTTGTCCGCTTTCGCTTAGGAATAAAAACCATGGAGAAATTTTACCACCCCTTATGTGATAGACTGCTAGTTGCGGTGCTACTTTTCTAAAGTAATCTGCCCAGTCTTCACTTTTCTCTTCTCCCCATGCCTGCATACATTTAACACTTCTTTCTATGCCTCGTTGTGCAGGTTCTTTTTTAATTAATTCTTTTAAGTAAATGTCATATGTAGCATCTTTTGTCCAGTCTGCTAATTTAACACTTTCTCTAATTAACCATTCTGCATAATTATTCGGCTCTAGTAAATCTTCTTTGACCATCTTTCTGCCAAACTTTACAAAACCTGTGTAGTATTTGCTTTCAGCAAATTCCTCATATGTTTTTGTCTTTGCATTATGCATGTTTATTTCATAAAATTTTTGATAAGTTCTAAATGCTAATCTTACATGAGTTAGATCCTTATCTGTATGCCTTCTTTTTTGTGGGCACATATGAGCACTTAGAGTTCTTTCACTCATAAATGTCTTTTTACAATATGTGCAAGTTAAACTCACTTAAATATTTCCTTTATTTCTTTGTCATCAATGCCATTAATTTCTGCTAATACTTTTAAATCTTCTTTAGTGTTAATACTTAGCAATAATTCTATTTCGTCGCTCTTTGCTAACGGAAATATTTCTCTGATTAGTTCTTCAACTTTATCTTTTTTACGTTTTGCTTTAGGTACTTTTACAAAAGGGTGAAATTGACTTTTACCAACACCTGCTAAACACATTAGTTTCCATTGCAGTTCTGGGTGTTTACTGATGTCACTCCAATTAGTATTCATAAACTCGTTTATCATTACAAGATAATGACCAGCAAATTTTCCTTGCACACTACTAGCATATCTTTGCGTCATCCACAAATTCATGCTTTTGCGTTGCTCATCTGATAGATTTGCATAGTAGTTGTAGTCTTTGCGATCTACTGCCGCCATGATATCTTTAATTTGTAGCAGAGGCTTTTTTGCCATTACTCGCCCTCGTATTCAATTAGGGTTTTAACTTTATACCCTTCAGCAACTATTTTAGCAGAGCCGCCTAAGTCTGTCAAGTTTATTACAGCCACAACTAAAATATTTTCTTTAGGCACATTCCAATTTGCATGTACTAATTCTGCACAGGCAAGTGCTGTGCCACCTGTTGCAATTAAGTCGTCGACAATCACAACTTTGTCATCGGGTAATATTTCTGTATTTTTTTGTATCTCTAATGTTGCTGTGCCATACTCTAGTTGGTATTCTTTTTTATAGGTTTCGTTTGGTAACTTACCTGGCTTACGAGCCATAATAAAAGGAACATCCATGTCCCTTGCCAGCGGTGCCCCAAACACAAATCCTCTACTCTCTATACCAATAATTTTTGTTCCTTGAAATGCAACATTAGTTAAGTCAACTAATGCCTTATTAAATGCTAAAGGGTTTTCAATTAGACTAGTAATGTCCCTAAATTGTATTCCTGGAATAGGAAAATCAGGTACAGTCCTAATTGATTGTTTTAGGTCTTGCCAAAATTCTTTCATTAAAATAAATCAATTTGTTCCCACGGAAGGTTGTCTTTTCCGAAGTGTCCATATAACGTGGTTGTAGTTAAATCTAAACTAAACAAATTAAATTTATCAATAATACCTTTTGGTGTTAGATCAACATTTTCTGTAATCCAATCCACTAAGTCTGTTCTTACTTGTCCGTCTGCATATACATACAAACTTGTTGGTTCTACTACACCAATAGCATAACTTAGTTGTACTGTGGCATTATTTGCCTTACCACTTGCTACAATATTCTTTGCCAAGTAACGTGCCATGTAAGCCGCACTTCTGTCAACTTTAGTACAGTCTTTACCTGAGAAAGCACCGCCTCCATGTGGAGCATAACCGCCATAAGTATCAACAATAATTTTCCTTCCAGTAAGTCCAGTATCACCATCTGGTCCACCAATAACAAATCTACCAGTTGGATTTATTAAGAATTCTGTATTACTTAAATCTTGGTCAGAAATTTCATCTCTAATAATTTGCTCAACTCTATCACGTACCATTTGAATACTTACATCATCGATGTGTTGTGTGCTACATACAATTTTTGTAATGCCAGTAGGAGTATTCACATCATCATATGTCATTGTAACCTGTGCTTTGCTGTCTGGGCCTAACCAATCTTCGCCGCCTTCTCTTTCTGCTTGAAGTCTTTTTAGAATTTTATGACTGTAATGTATAGCACTTGGCATATAATCTGGTGTTTCATTACATGCATATCCAAACATAAGTCCTTGGTCGCCAGCACCAAACTCATCTGTGCCTAATGCTATGTCTGGTGATTGACCGTGTAGTTCGTTGTAAACTTTTAAATGTTTCCAGTGGAAGCCTTCTTGTTCATATCCAATACCTCTCACAACATCTCTAACAATTTTTTCAATTTCTGCTTTATCAAACATGTCGCTTTTGTATTCACCTGCTAGTGTAACCATATTAGTTGTTACTAGTGTTTCTACAGCCGCTCTATGTGTTTCCTTGCCATTGATTAAATATGTTGCTACAGCATCTGATATAAGATCTGCTATTTTATCTGGGTGTCCTACACTGACACTTTCGCTTGTAAATTCATATGCCATTATGTCTCCTCTTTTACAAAGATACCATCGACCATTTTGCCTTTTCTATCTTTGATGTCATTGTATGCTACTTCTAAACATTCTTCTAATGTTAATTTATTTCTAGCAAGTATGTTAATCATTACCACAAGCATGTCGCCAATATCATCTCTAATATCATTGCCTTTACATACATTGTCGCTTAGTTCTCCTAATTCCTGTAATAATTTTAACACTTGATCTTTGTCAGTGGCTCCATCAATTAAATTTCTATCATAGTGCCATTGCTCAACCTTTTTGACTAATTCGTCCATTATAGTTTGCCTTCTTTTCGCATTTGTTCACGTATTTTAGTTGCACTTATATCGTGTGTAGCATCATCAAAAACTTCTTGTTCAATTTTATATCCTACATCACGACCATAAGTAATGTTTAACAAGTTTGGTACAACTTGTATTTTTACTTTACCAGCAAATTTATATAAACTCTGTTGTAAGTTTTCTATAACCTCATATGCTGGAAAAGGATTCTTTTCATCTGTTGGCATATCTCTAACCATCAAAAACACCTGTCCGTGTTTTGCTAATGCTCTATCAAATAGTGCTTGGTGCCCAGGATGCCAGGGTTGAAATCTTCCAAGCATTTGTGTTGTGGGTGCTTGGTTGTCCCATATAAATCTTTGTCCAATTTCATAAGCAATTATTTTAGCATCTACATCACCACGTTGTTCGTGTACATTGTAGTCTGAAACATAAGGTCTTTCAAACACTTTATTAGTGTCTTCGAATCTTCCTTCTTTGATAGTGTCTACAAATATTTCATAGTCAGCACTAAAATTATTTCTTGCCTTTTCAAAAGGAGCAACAAAATCTGCGATTGCAATCTTGCCTTCTGCTTCTGCGTTTTCACACAAAGACAACATTCGCTGATTCTGTCTTAGTCTACCTTCTTCAGAGAAGTCCCAATCGTCTGCTTCTTCTCTGACTTTATCTGCGTTGAACCAAGCAACTTTGTCGCCTAAATATTCAACTAGTCGTTCTGCCAAGTATGTTTTACCACTTCCTGGCAGTCCAAATATTAATACTCTCATTTATTCCTCGTTTTGTTCACGTTCCCATTGAGCGTTCTCGTCAAAGTCTAGCAAGTAGTCTTCATCGAGTTCATTGTACTGGTCTTCTGAGTCGTGCCACTTCTTATTTAACCAACCAACTTCTGCATGATAACTTTTACCGGTAGTATCATTTTGATCGTATTCTGCGTCAAGTTCTACCTTGTCATAGTACACTCTATCAATGAATTCGCCCAAATTAGTTTCCACAATGCCCATACCTAATTTGTATTGATCAAAGTCTTCTCCGTCAGTTTCTACAAAGTAACTGGCAAAAGTTCCTTTCTCACAACTGTGAAATGCTAACACTGGTACATAATAATTACCTTCGTCATCTTCCTCATTTACAAGTTCTGGCTCTTCATTACTAAAGTATCCACCTTCTCTACCATACATGTGAATAGGACTAAAACTACCTACTTCATTTTCGTAGTCATAATCATCTTCGCCATCTGCTGGAACTTCGTATACAGTCAATTCTGAATCACCGTATGCACTATTAATGTGTTCTATATCATCACATTCCCACATGTAGTAATCTTCTCTTGGTGCAGGGATTTGCTCTGGGTCGTCATGCTCTGCATTTTCGTCAAGATCTTCGTCGCCGCCCCAGTCATCGAATGATAAAACTGTGTCAACTAATTCACCTTCATCCATACCTATTGTTTTTGTTACAAACTCATTGGTAACTTCGCCTATTACAGTTTCGCCTCCGTAATAACCGCTATCTATTCTAAATCTTCTTTTTGCCATTATTTCTCCTTAAAATACATCTGCTAAATCTACTACATCTGGTATCTTATTTGCTTCTTTAACAAATAATACACTTTTAGGAACTGCCTTTTGTTCTATAGGAGTTACTAATAAATGCCCTGGCTTTAACTTTGGAAAAAACCATTTGATGTCTTGGTAATAATTTGTAATAAATACCTCTTCTATTTCTGGTATCTTATTATTCATAGGATTAAAAACAGGAGTTTTAAATCCTCTATTATTTAAACTTGTAAGAGGTACAATCTCTATTTCTGTGTGATAGTCGTCATCGCAAATTGCTATACTCCAATCCATTGGCATTTTTACTTCATGCCCGCCAATGTTCAGAACAACTGCTGGTGAATAAAAACTTTCTAGAAAAATTAATTCTAGCCAATAGTAGTCATAAAATTCTGGGTCGCTAACGTCTAATATGCAGTACCTGAGATCGTTTATTTGATCAGGCACACTATCTAAATCATAGACATCGTTTTCAATTGTTAGTATATTCATATCTTCTCCGTAAACATAATTATAGCACCTTTATTTAAAAAGTCAATCTATATTTAAATATATTCTATTTTTGTAACCTTGAACGGATACTCTGCTTCTCTATAAAATTTCTTTCTTTCTGTTAAATGTTTTTTACTGTATTTTAGTGTGCTAGTAATATCAAACACATTCACAAAGTCTTTGTCTTTGGCTTTTCTTATACCCCTACCGATACTTTGTATAACTCTAACAAAACTTTTACCAGGCTCAATAAGTACTAAATTAAATATCCTTGGTATGTTGATACCAACTGCCGCAACACCATAAGTAGCAACAATTACTTTGCCTTCTGCTTCACTGACTTCGTCATAGTTTTCTTTTCTTTCTGATTGTTTCATGCCGCCACTTACAAATACCCAGTCTGGATTTTGTTCTATTAACAACTCGCCTGTTTTTATTCTGTCTACTAAAATTAATGTATTCCCATTGTCAGTCATGCCATTAATTAGTTGACTTATAAATGCTATTCTTTCAGGATTGGTTGTTATCCATTTTAGTTCTTGTGCATAGTTACTAAAGCCTACATGCGTATCTACTAACTGTAAAACATTTACTTCTAAGTTAGATAGTACACCTTTGTCTTGTAATTCTTTTGCACTTAATTGACCAATTACAGGACCAATTGTGCTAGTCATTGCAACTGCCTCATGTTGGTCTTTGGGTATTGTTCCTGTTAATCCCCAACGGATTGGCACATTAGAAAACACACTACTAAGTAATTGTTTTAGTACATCTGCTTTTGCTTTGTGTACTTCGTCGATCATAATACATACAACACCGTCAATGAATTCGCCTATATCAAAATCTACTGCTTCTTTGGCTTTAGATTTTTTATGTAAAATTTCTAAACTTTGCCAAGTGCAAATTGTGTGTGTTTTATTGTATTCTTTTCTGTCGCCGTAGAAAACACCAACGTCTAGTCCTAAATGCTTGTAGTCCGCTTCTGTTTGCGTTACAAGGTCCTTATTAGGCACTATCACTATTGTTCTACCATACTTCTCGCATTGATGACTTAGTGCGGCCGTTACTAGTGTTTTACCAGCACCTGTGGCAATCTCTTGAATACATTGTGGGTTTGCTAAAAACTTGTTAATTATTTCTACTTGATAATCTCTAAGTATAATTGGTAATCCTTCTGCAGGGTGTTTCTTTGGCCAACTAAATTCTTCATATGTATCTTGCTTTACTTCATCAAAGCCAAAATCCCATTTTTCTCTTTTATCATCAAGTACGACTTCATAACCTAATTCAGTTACTACAGGAATAAGTTGGTCTAAAAGATTCAAATAACTTCTACCACCAACATCACAAAATCTCACATAGCCGTCCCAACGACCTAGTTTGTATGCTGGCATGTGATATGCATATGGCAAGAAGTATTTGCAAGTGTCAGATAGTTTTCTGCGTGTGGCTACATCTAAGTCATGAAACTTGATGTTTACTTCATCTCTAATTTCTAATCTTGTTTGTCTAGCCATAAAATTTATTATACATTATATATGTGTGTTGTCAATCTATTCATAGTATACTTTTACAAATTTCTATGCTTCTTCTGTTGTATCCTGATTGCGATACTGAGCCAAATCCCAATGAATATCCTGTGCTGTCTTGCTTATGATATGGCAAATAATAATGTAACTTTTCTATAGTTGCTACAGGTCCAAAAACAATTATGTCAACACCGTTGTTGTACAATTCTTTACCTCTTAAAAAATCTTCGTATGATGCAATTTTAATTGTTATAATATTATAGTCCTTAACTATGTCACATACTTCTTTAACATTCTCTGTGTCGTCTGGTAATATAATACACGATATAAATTCTGCTGATTCCTCACAATGTGTTTTAAGAGTTTCGATGTCAATTTTATTATCCTTAAATCCTACAGCAAGTCCTGTGGAATTAGTATTTGATAATGCATTTATTGTGTTCATCTCTGCGTTATTAACAGTAATAACACAATCTTTATGTGCTAACATATTATGTCTAAAGTATTCTCTTGCAGTCATTATTGCTGTAAAGATATCGTTGCTATTGTTAGTAGATTGAAATGTAATATCGAAATATCCTGTTAATGACAGTATATTTTTTCTTATATCAGACACATCAATATCCTTTTCTAGGTTATCATAAAAATATGAAAAGGAAACATTTACTTCTGATTCTAGTACTAATCTGCTTGGTGACTGATGTAATGTTGCAAAGACATTTTTGCCTTTTGCGTTAGGTATTACTTTAATTTGGTGCCATTTGAGATAGGATTTTAGTACATCTTCTAGAGTAGACTCAACAGATTCGTCGAGTGATAGTACAAATTTTTTGTTGTCTTTGAGTTCGTGTATTGATTCAAGTAAGTCATCTAATATATCTAAATTGATATATCTTCCATACCTGCTGTCCTCAATTTCACTATGTGTCCTATCTGCCATTGTTTGGTGTCTAATCCTTTCATTATACCGAGATACTTATTTCGTAACAAACCAAATTGATTAGCCAATGATGTTAGTGTAACTACTTCATCATCACCGTCAACATATTTGTCTGCATCTCTTGAGGTTAATTGTCTGTTGTAACTTTCTAAAAAGTTTCTAAATACTTTACTGCGTGTTTTACGCAATTGAATGTTTATGTGTTCTAGTATTGCTTCTATTTCTTGTAATTGGTTGAATCTGTGTTCAGTAATGCCGGGTAATGCGGCACTATTACGTTCCACATTACCTCTAATATAACACTCTTTTTTTGCCTCTTCTAATTCCGCTTCAAAGTAGTCTATTGCATCTACTATGTTACTTAAATTATCGGAAACTTTGTTATACCATCCTGCCATTACTAATCCCAGTCTTCCTCTTCGTCGTCATCGTCTTGATAGTCCACTTCAAAATATTCTTCTATGGCTTGACGCAGGTGTTTATCGCATTCGTTTATAC